GTTCGCAGCTAAGTGGGCTGGAGCACGTGGCAATTCTTTAAAAGTATCAATGGCTGATAAGTCGACTTTCACAGGTTGGACTTATGAAACTAGCTTTGATAGATCGCCAGACACATCAGCTTGGGCAACATCAAATAACGTATCTAATGATGAAATTCATATTATCGTAATCGATGAAGATGGATTATTTACTGGCACAGCTGGTACAATCTTAGAAAAATTTGAATATGTTTCAAAAGCATCAGGTGCTAAAAAATCTGATGGTTCAAACAATTATTACAGAGATGTAATCAATTCAAATTCAAAATACATTTGGTGGATGGATCATCCAACTCAATCAGCAGAAGTTAATAATGCAGCTAATGCTAATGCAGTTGCTTGGGGTACAGCTCCAGCAGCACAACCATACAAAGACATTACAGCAGCATTAAATGCTTCTTTAACTGGTGGTGTTGATGATTATGCAGGTATAACTGCAGGAAACATTCAAACAGGTTATGCTTTGTTTGCAAACGATCAGCTTGACATATCGTTAGTCCTTTTAGGAAAAGCGACAGCAGCAACAGCAACTTATGTAATTAATAGCGTCGTAGAAGTAAGAAAAGATGCAGTAGCTTTTATCTCTCCAGAAGCAGCAAATGGTTCTTATATTTCTGATGCTTCAGCGACACCAGTAGCAGATATTATAACATATAGAACAGCACTTCCAAGTTCTTCTTATGCTATATTAGATTCTGGTTATAAATTCCAGTATGATCGTTATAATGACAAGTATCGTTATGTCCCATTAAATGGTGATGTAGCTGGTCTTGCCGCAAGAACAGATTATGCTCAAGATCCATGGTATTCACCAGCAGGTGCAAATCGTGGTCAAATTAAAAATGTTGTTAAACTAGCATTTAATCCAAATAGAACACAAAGAGATTCACTTTATCAAAAAGGTGTAAATCCAGTTGTGACGTTTCCAGGAGAAGGAACTCAATTATTTGGAGACAAAACTTTATTGTCAGCACCAAGTGCTTTCGATAGAATAAATGTACGAAGATTATTCATTGTATTAGAAAAAGCGATCTCAATTGCTGCGAAAGCACAATTGTTTGAGTTCAATGATGCTTTCACTCGTGCTCAATTCAAAAATCAAATAGAACCATTCTTAAGAGACGTACAAGGTCGTCGTGGTATTACTGATTTTAGAGTTGTGTGTGATGAAACAAATAATACAGGTGAAGTAATCGACAGAAATGAATTTGTAGCAAGCATTTTCATTAAACCTAATCGCTCAATCAACTTCATTAATCTAACATTTGTAGCAGCAAGATCAAGTGTTAATTTTAGTGAAATCGGTGGCTAATAATTAAAGGAGAAACTTAAATGGCTGATATAGCAGATTTTAAAGCACAAATGACTGGTGGCGGAGCACGTCCCAATCAATTTCGTGTTGAGTTAATTTTCCCTAGCTACGTTGTTGCAGGGATTTTGGCAAGTGCACAAGCACAATTTTTATGTAAAGCAGCACAATTACCAGCAAGCACAATAGAGAACATTCCAGTTCAATATCGTGGTCGTGCTGTTAATTTTGCAGGAGAAAGAACATTTGCTCCATGGACTGTCACAGTTTACAATGATACAAATTTCAATGTAAGAAATGCGATGGAACGTTGGTCAAATGGTATTCAAAATTATCAAACAACTAATGGTCGTGTAAATCCAAGAGATTATCAAACGGATTTAGTAGTAAGACAATTAGATCGTTCAGGTGCAATTATTAAATCATATCGTTTTGTTGATGCTTATCCAATTTCTATTGGTGTAGTTCAATTAGACTATGATACAGCAAATGCAGTTGAAACGTTTGATGTTGAATTTCAATACAATTACTTTGATAGTGATACAGCTTCACGTGATGGTGTAGGAGTGAATATTTCAATTGATACACCAATTGGTTCATTCCCAATTAAAATATAATAACAGAGTTCTAAAAAGAACTTAGAAATAGATTATGGCAGAATTATTTGGCTTTGAGATTAAAAGAAAAACACCGAAGAAAGAACTTAGTTCGGTTGTCACACCATCTAATGTAGATGGTTCGACGTTGGTAGCAGACGCATCGGCATATTATGGATTAACACTTGATTTAGATGCGAGTATTAAGGGCGAAAACGATTTAATAAAAAGATATCGTGAAGTTTCTTATTACCCAGATGCTGATAATGCAATTGAAGACATTGTAAATGAATCAATTGTATTAGATAATCAACGTCTTTCAGTTGACGTAGTTTTAGATGATCTAAAAGCTTCAGATAATATTAAAGAAGCTATAAGAAAAGAGTTCGAAGAAGTTTATAAATTATTAGATTTTGATTTACGTGGTCATGATATATTTCGTACATGGTATGTTGATGGAAGACTGTACTATCATATAGTTATAGATCCAAAAAATACTAAAAACGGAATTAATGAATTAAGATTTATAGATCCACGTAAAATTCGTAAGATTAAGAATTATAAAAAAGAAAGAAATGATAAGGGTGTTGACGTAGTAAAAGATATACAAGAATACTACATTTACAATGACAAAGGAATTACTGATAGTTTAGCAACAGGTATTAAACTATCTTTAGATTCAGTTGTATTTGCTCCATCAGGATTAACTGATTTAAATTCTGGTATGATATTATCGCATTTACATAAAGCGATAAAACCAGTGAACCAGTTAAAAATGGTAGAAGATAGTATAGTAATCTATCGAATATCAAGAGCACCTGAACGAAGAATATTTTATATTGATGTTGGTAATCTGCCTAAGTTAAAAGCAGAGCAGTATGTAAACGACATCATGAATAAGTTTAGAAATAAAGTTGTATATGATGCATCAACAGGTGAAGTACGAGATGATCGTAAACACATGTCAATGCTTGAAGACTTTTGGATGCCAAGAAGAGAGGGTGGTAGAGGAACTGAAATTACTACACTCCAAGGTGGACAAAATTTAGGCGAGATAGCTGATGTACAATATTTTCAAAAGAAATTATATCAATCTTTAAATGTTCCTGTCACAAGATTGTTAAGTGAAACAGGATTTAATTTAGGAAGAGCAAGTGAAATAAGTCGTGATGAATTAAACTTCCAAAAGTTTATTGATAGATTAAGACGTAAATTTAGTACTATATTTTACAGTATTTTAAGAGTGCAATTAATTCTAAAAGGAATTATAAAAGATCAAGAGTGGGAACAGTTTTCTCAAAATATTCGTTTTGATTTTTTAAGAGATAATTTCTTTACTGAATTAAAAGAAAACGAAATACTTGCTCAAAGAATTAATATGTTAAATTCTATTGAACAATATATTGGAAAATATTATAGTATCAGTTGGGTACGCAAAAATATTCTGAGACAAACAGAAGATGATATTTCGAAAATTGATAAAGAAGTAGCAGGCGAACAAGATAAAATACAAGATTTAAAAGTAGCTCAAACTGCTGAAACAGATGATGAAGCAATAGATGCAGAGCAAGATGAAATTGATCTTGAATCTCCTCTTATTGATAATACTAAAAAGGAATAATTTATGGAAATGAAAAACAAAATTAAAGACTTAATTGATAATATTGAAATAGGAAATGCTGATGCAATTAATGCATCGTTTTCAACAGTAATGGCTGAAAAAGTATCAGCAAGATTAGATAGTTTAAAGCAAGAAGTTGCTAATGTGGTATTTAAAGATAAAATAGAAAATAACGAAAAAAATAATTAGGAGTATTACTAATGGCTGTTATAAAGACTATATTAAAAAAAGCTAAACATGAAGTTGTAGTCAAATTTACAAATGATACAAGTACAGCATCATCTACATTCGATTTAGATGTAGATGCTTTACTTTCAACTGAAGTGATTGAAGGTACAGTAAAGGTAAATATAGTCGAAATACATTGGGCTGGATTAGCAAGTAGTAGTTTTACATTAACACGAAATAGTATTAAAATATTTGGTGCACAAGGTTCAGATGCAGATCAATTTATATTTTCAGGATTTGTAGATGGTGTAGAAAACACTTCTGATATAGTTGCGTCGTTGACTGGTGAAATATATGTTTATGTAGTATTGCGTAAGAATTCAGGATTTGAAAGCAAAATAGAAACTGCTCAATTTGGTTCTTATGATGACAACACTGCTAGAGGTAGTTAGTTAAATGAAACTTATTAGAGAATTTACGGAAACAGTAAAATACTTAATTGAATCTCCAACAAGTGCAGGAGCAAGTAAAAATTATTTTATTGAAGGAGTATTTTTACAAGGTGAAATTAAAAAT